GACGAGTCAGCCGGCGCAGCGGCGACGTCTTCCGCGGGTTCAGCAGAGGCTGCTTCCACCGCTTCAAGCGCCGTCTCTGGCTTTTCGGAATCTGACATGGTTCCCCTTCTCTCGCTCAGGGAGCGGGTTTACGGGCAGGAACCGCCACCCTCGGAGGATTCCCACACCCCAAACAGACCTGTTGGCCGGATGGGCGCGTGTGGACCCTCGGAGAGGAGCAACGACACGTGTGTCCTACCACGGTGACACTATAGCACGAGTGTCACCCGTGGAGGACAGGGGAGCGGGCTATGAGTAGAAGATCTTACGGGGGGAGGGGTTGGCCGCCTTGAACTCGCGGCAGCCGCATTCAACGGAGAAGGTGTTCCGAGTCTCGGCATTGGCGCCACGCATATCCTCGCCACAGGCCGCACAGTGCAGGCCAATGCCCAAGGGCGCCAAGAACTTATTCACAGCGGCAAAAGTCGCCATCTCCTCCGGGGTCACGTTCACGACAGGGGTTGGGGCTCCGATAATCTGAGGCATTACTTCTTCTCCATGTAGGGGGCAATCTCCTCGTTGGACATCAGGCGGATGTCCGGCGTCATGGTTGCACCATCCGGCGAATCTGAGCGTTGTCTAAAGGCTCGCTCAAGCAGTTCCCGCTTATACCGCATCGTGTAATCATCTGCGGCGAACGACCAGTCGACGGTATGATTTTGTTTTGAACCAGCAGGGTGAGGCACATGGCGCACGGCCTCTGACAGACCTCGTTCGGCCATAAGCTGACGTCGCTGCGTCTTAGAACGAATGCGAATAGGGTGGGGACCGAGGTTGTGGTCGACGTAGTCGATCTCGTCGCCATAGATGCCGACCCTCTTGACCTCACCATGCGGGCAAAACGGCCACTCGCCCACCCGCAGAGACTCGCCACACTTGCTACAACTTGCCACACATCACCCCACTTTCGGGCCAGGCTGCGACCCCGTGTGATCCTGCTGACTCTTGTCAATCGGCTGAATGCGCTCTGCCGGCCCGCCATGGGCCGTCGGGCCTGCCAGCTCGTCCTGCGGGCCCTCTGTGATCTCGTCCATCTGTGTCCGAATGGCCGAGACCGCGGCCAGCCGCTTGTTCTCCTCCGAGATGGTCACCCCGCGCTGCTCGAGGATCTCAATCATCATGGGCGCCGCCGGGCCAATCAGGTCCTCACCGCTAATGGCCATGCTGATGCTCGGCTCCTCTGGCGGCGGTTGTGGCGGCTCCTGCGTGCCCTTGGCCGGGTCAATCCCAAAGAGGCGCTGCAGCTTCTTGAGGCTCTCAATCCGCTTGTTGAACGGGTCCTGCGCCGTCAGGTTGTAGAACTGCATATGCAGGTTCCGCTCCGTCGCCGCGTCAATACGCAGCTGGCTGTCAGGCTTGATGTCATACATGAACCGGCCAGCGATGGTCTCCTTGTTCCAAATCTGGAGGTGATTGATGCCCGCCTCCCCGACAATCTCGATGACCTCTTCATCATCCGCAAACCGCTGCAGCAGACTATCAAACTTCCGGATGCCCTGGATGGCATAGGCCAGCACCCGCTGCTGCTCCTTCTCCATCCGCACATTGGAGCTGGACTGCATGATAGAGAGCTCCGTGGCCGTCCGGACCCCCTCCGTCTGGGCCGAGTTCTGGTTGGCACCAAGGGCCAGCGTCATCTCCGTGTCCCGCTCCAGCGCAAACACTGTCTCCGTGTCCACACGGCTCCCTGTTCCCTTCGTGAGGGGGGCAATGACCTTATCCACCCCACCCTGCAAGGTGCCGCCCTGGAGGGCCACGTACTGCCCTACATCGCCGTTCTTGATGGACGACAGGGCTGCCGGCGTGAGCTTGTCCGTGTCAAAGGCAAACTTGGTCAGGTTGGCATCCCGGAGCTTCACCGACTGCCGCCGGTAGGTGTCAATCTCCTTGACCTGGGTGTGGATCATCGCGCAGTCAGACGGGACATAGGCCGAGTCCGACAAGTCGCGCAGTGTGCCAATGTGGATGGGGTTCCCAATCATCGAGTCCGCCGTCAGCTTCATCGTGTTGGGATCCATCGACTGATAGGGACTGAGCCGATGCACCGCTGCCGCCTGGGCACTCCCGTCCTTGTGGCCCTCAATCAACACCAGCTGGTAGTAGACGTCGGGATGCACCACGTCGTCTATCTCGAGATGGGCCTTGTAGAAGAGCTCCACCCCGCTCACCGTCTCTTCTTTGCTCTCAGAGGCCTTCCGGTCCTTGCCCAGCAGCCGATCGTCGCTATTCGTGCCCTTCGTGGGCTTGAAGTCCTTGGGCAGCCCATAGATCTGCTTGGCCACCTTCAGCGGCAAGTCGTCAAACTCCACCCCCAGCCACGGGGCATCCTCAAACTTGGTGCTGTGGAACGTGTCCGGCACCAGGGCCCGCTTGGGGCTCACCCGTGACCAGAAGTAGTCCTCGTGGACCAGGACCGGGACCTCCTCCGTAACAGGGCGCCCCCGCTCGTCCATGGCCGGGACCTCGCCGGGCTCTCCCGTCTGGGGGTCGACCATCGGCTCACCAAACTCATCAGCCGCCGGCTGCATAACAGGCTGCTTGACCATCTTGATGTAGGGCTGATACCCGATCTTCGACACCAACCACCCCGACGGGCAGAGACAGTCAAAGAGGGTCAGATCCATCAGGAGCGGCAGGTTAATCCCGTCATCGCCCATGTAGTAGTTCAGGACGTGCTCGTGGATGGTGACCGCCTGCTCCATCGTGAGAGGCTGCCCTGTCTGGGGGTCCTGGCCGATAGGGTCCTTCGCCATCTCCTTCGGCCGAAGTTTCATCTCAGGAGTGCGGAAGAAGAGGCTCGCCTTCTTCTGCTCCACATTGCGGAACAGGGTGTTGGACTTGATGTCCTCAGGGCGGCCCACAGCCTTCACCGTGGGCTTATAGGCCTCAATCAGCAGGTCCCAGTCCTTCTCGTGCCGCTTCCGCTCCTCTTGGGCCAAGTGGATACGGTCCCACCACTTCTTGACCTTCGCGCTTGTAATCTTGGCTGTGACGAATTGGTTCTTGGCTGGCATATTAGCTCACCTGCCCTGCCTTCCGGTCGTCTCGCGTGTCCTCGTGTTGGAGCAACCACGCTGGGGACCCCACCGGGATGGTGGCCTCTACCCATGAGACGTCCGGCGCTGGCCGGGCCATCGCGAAGTATCTTAACGCATCCGCCGCATGGTCTTCCAACCCATCAGCAATGTCCTCGTGCACCTTGTCGTGCATGATGAGCGACGGCAACGTCCGGGCCATGTAGGTGCATTCCTCGGACACCTGGAGCCAGGGGATGCCGTCAGGGGCATTCCTGAGCCAATGGCGCAGCCGCTGCCACCCCACCACCCGGTTCTTGTCGCAGATGCTCAGATTGACCCCATGCTTGCTGAAGGTCTCGAAGATGGTTTCCCCCGAATCGGTTTGAGTCCCAGACATTTGATAATCGCCTGGCCCCACCACCCGGTCCAGCCCCAGCGCCTTAGCACGACGCGCAATCTCCTTCGCCACCTCGGAGGCAATTGTCTGCTTGAACACGTACTCGTGAAACACGAGAGCGTGCCCTTCGGGGGAGACACATATGAATAAGGCGACTCCGGGCGCCATGTAACCCCAGTCCACTGCGACATACCATCGCCCATCAGGGGGCGCCCCAGCGGGGACCACATGATCGGCTCGTCGCCACTCTTGGAAGAACTGGCCTGGGAAGATCTCCCAGTCTCCGTCTCGGTAAGCGCGTCGAAGCTCTTCTGGGAGGTCGAGGAGGGAGTCTTCATAGGCTTTGTCTAGATACGGGTTGTCCTCTAACCGGGACGGAATGTAGACATAATCGTCCGGGTTGTAATTCGGGTGGTCCCGGGGGTCCACATCCTTCGCAATCCACCGGGTCTTGACCCAGAAGGCCTCGGGTCCCCCTGGGTTCGTCCCCGCGATAACACGAGGCTCATAGTCCTTGGTCGTTCGGGCCCGGGACATAATCAGCAGCGCCTCACGCTCCGGGAAGGTCACGAGCTCGTCAAAGGCGATAATCTCGTATTCCGTGGACAGATGCTTTGTGACGTCCTTCGGGTCGTCCAAATGGCCAAACTTGAGGTAGGACTCATTCGGGAACCGGACTGAGTGCTTGGACTTGTTCAGCTGCCCATCAAAGGCCTTGACCTCGTATTCGGCCTCGTTGATGTGGGTTTCCTCGAGTTCTGTCAGATTCCTCCGCAGAAGCAGGGCCTTGAAGCCAGGAATGGTCAAACACTGGCGATACAGGTACCACCGCAGCGCGTGACTCTTCGAGCCCCCCGCCGCGCCTCCAAACAAGACTCGCTTGAATTTGGCGATGTTGTCTTCAAACTCGACTTGTTTGGGAAGAGGGAGGTAGAGGCACTTAGTCTTGGCCTGTCCCTTTTCGGTGACAGTCGTCAGAAGGGCCTTCTCGAACTGCCGCTTCTGGCACTCGATAGTCTCACAAATCCAGACTCGCGACCCCCAATACTTGGCCCGGATAAACCGCTGGCCGCACCAACAACATCGGGCTAGCCCATGATACTTTCTCACTCGTCCTCAACCTCAACCAGAAGGCCATCAACGGCCGGGGCCCCATCTACGGTCACGCCCTCGTGGCCACTGCCGATCTGGATGAGAATCTGGGTGCCCTTGTCCTGATTCGGCGCCGCTACCTCGAGCGCCTTGATATGTGTTAGGAGCTCTTTTGCGGGCAAATGCTGGGCCTTTTTCCCTTGATTGGCCAATTCCAGCTGCTTTTCCCACGATTCGGCGGCCTTTGTGGCTGCCCTCGTCAGAACACGCTTGGCATTGGTCCGGTGTATCTCCTCAATTTCCTTCAACCGCTCAATGCCCTGAGGGCTATTCACGACCCGATTGACCGTACGCCAGTCCCGCCCAACGGTCTCTGCCGTAGATGCAATACTCACGCCCCGAACAAACACCATGTCGAAGATTACCTCCCGCTCTTCGCCTGTAGGATGCTTGGCCTTTGCCATGGCCTTGGGCTGGATTGCAACTGCTTCTGGCGTAAAGGATTGTGTCATTAGACAGAGTCTACCACACTGGCTCTATTCGGCTAAAGGATCTGTATCTGTTAGGGCCCCCGGAATCTTGCAGGGTGTCAATGTAGCGGCAGTGGGCTATCCCCCGCCCTGCCCTGGGACCCCCGGGCGGATTAGCTTCCGCCGAAGGGCCCCGGGGTCCTTAGGCCAATGGCCCCGGGCTCTGTTCTAGGTGCATGTGCATGGGGCTGAGAGCAGGTGCATAGGCCCAAGTGCATGTGCATAGGGCTGAGAGCAGCAGGTGCGTGTCCTTTGCTCTAGCACTTAGGCCCATTGCACTTTAGAGCCATCTCCAATCCTCTAGCAGTTACAGAGATACATAAGTAGATGGCCTGATGGCCCCAGCATGGGGCCGAATGCAGCTGTACTAGGCCAAGGGCAAGATGTAACAGTACCTTCGCCTTATGTATGTGCTAGTGCTATTGACAGGCCGTTAGCCTGTACTGTACTGTCTATACAGCAGTCGGGCAGGGAGCCAGCCTGCTAACGCCTGGGAGGGTGATATGTCCATTGAGTACAGAATGAAAGTCTACGTCGGACCCATCGCGGTTGGGAACTATGCGGATAGGCTCAGGAAAGACGGCCGATTTCGTGACATCCTCGAAGGTACCGAGCATATCCACTTCACTGCCGATACCGCTGACGGATGGGAGAACGCTCTTGGAATT